TAGTCAGCTCCTCAAAGATATATCTAGGTAAATCTTCAGGGTTACTTGGTACTGGATTAGGGGTATATTTAGGGGCTTGTGCCATTATCTCTCTCCTATTACCTCATATTCTAAATCATATCCGTTTAGCTCAAAAGTGCTATCTTCTGTGTGTTGAAATCTTACTGCTATAAATTTACCTGTACTTCTACAATCTACTTTGTTTTGCGTATTAGGTGTAAATTCTTGACTAGGTGTAAATGTATATGTGCCGTTAGGACTCATAGAACTTCCTACCGATATAGTACATTTGCCAGTTCCTGCTATCTTAGGTGTAAGTTTTCTTACTTGTTTTACTGTGTTTGTGTTGCCATCTAAGGTTAATCCTTTTCTTTCTATAGTTGTGATGTAGTTTTCACCTGCAAACTGTTGCCCAAAATCTCCACGATACAGTTTAGTATCTGCTACACCTGCCATAAGAATAGACCTTTCTGTTGGGTTATATTGCCTATCTCCCCATGTGCCACTATAAGCTGTCCATGTAGCTGATTGTCCTGACCACACAACAGATGTTGCCCCAGGATCTACAATTCCAGGACCAATGTGATAAATATTAGGCAAATCACGAAAAGTAAATGAGTTATTAACATAGTTATAAATTAATGCTTTATTGCAATATTGTGAACCGATACTAGGATAACACACCCACATTTCAGATTGCTGAACATTGTGTGTGCAAAAAGTTAAGTTAAAATAGGCACTATTAATGTCGTCAAATAGCTGTCTTTTAATCAAATCAGAAGCTACAGACTTTTTAGATACTCCATTGTGTACGATTAAATCACCTTGCGTTACCACGAAATGGTTTCCGTCAAATTCTGCTATACAGTTTCTTGTTAATACTCCTGTATCGTTAAATAGTTTTTGGAAACTAAATACAAGGTTTCCCCCTATATATTGGGCTAACCATGTAGAGTTTTCTTTATATATAATAAATGATTGCTTTAGAGCCAACCCATCTACAATAAAATCTGATTCATCACCTATGGTTATAGAACCTGCGTCATTAGTTGCTGATGCTGTCCAAGAAGAAGGTAATGCAAAGTTTTCTGCTGCATCTCCCCATCTAACTTTGTTAGGAAGCTCAACCCCACTTTCTGTAAGATTGAGTGCCATTAAATAATTACCAAATGCTTTTATAGTTTTACAAGTTGTACTTGATGGCCAGTTAGTTAAATCACTAAAATTACTTGCACTTACTGTAGCTAATACTTGTGGATCATCTACTCCATTACATAGAATAGGTAGACCATTATAGATAGTTCCTGTCCAATTACCTATTGTAGTTAAGTTAGTTGAGTAATCTCCACCTGATGATCTTGTAAAGTCTGTATGTGTCGAGCTACCACTTTGTCTGTAAATCTTTGCTGTACCTGCATAATACCAAAATACATTTGTACCTGTTGCCCAGTTAATAACAAAATATGGGGCTACTGTTGGTGTGCCGAATACTTGGTCATGTCCTTTAATCTTTTTAGCTGCACTATCTGCAAATCTTATATTAGACGCTTCTGAATAAAATTCAGGTGGCAATATAGTATTGTTTGTATCTTTTACTAAACCTTTAGGTGCAGGTGCTACAAATGTTGCCATTATGCAGTTCTTCTCCACATATATGCAACTATGTATGGGTTTAAAATACTGTGGGCTTGTCCACCACCAGTTGCATCTGTTAGCATATTGTCTGCAATATTAACTCCATTACCACCTGTAATATCAACATCTTGTGAGTTTGGAGCAGGTTTCCAACCTTTCGGTCTGTTGTGAGTATGTGATGGAATTTCAGAAATAGTTAATGTATGTGTTTTTGCACCACCTGTTTCTTGAAGTGCGTCAAAATCGCTATCTGCTGCGTTATAACCAACAATCATTCTTCCTGAACCAAATGCTGTCCATGTACCAAATCCTAATAAGGTTGCAGGGTTAGTTGTTACTGCTGCATTTATATAAATAGATCCTACAGGGTATACGTCTGCCATAGTTACAATTCCACTACCTGCTGATAATGCACCTGTAATAGTTAGATTCCTTATGCCAGTTACATCTTTGTTTGCATCGGCAGTTACGGCTTTAGACGCTTGAACAGTCCCAAGTGTCGTTATATCTACATAATTAAGTTCTGTAGTGTTTGCAGTTACGCCATCTAGTAAATTTAATTCTGTGTGTGTTGAAGTAACAGCATTACTTATGTTAGGGAATGTTGCTTTTACTGTAGATTTAATTAATCTTAAATGATCATCACCCTCTGATACGGCATCACCTGCTGTAGGGTTTGAGCTATTAAGACTGTCTATATATGTTCCTGTTTCTAATCCCATTAGTTATTCTCCTGGTTTTGTTGGAAATGTTACATTCGTTGGAAAACTAGACTGAGTTGGTATATCTCTTAATGCTTGTCTGTATGTCTTCCAATCAGCATCATTACTTAAACTAATATCTTTTGCTTGTGTCCAATCACATTCATTTAACAACCAATCTCTTTGTTCTCTTATATCTACTGCTTTTTGTTCATCTGTTCTTAAATCTTCAAAAACAAAGTTTCCATCTACATATTTGTTTGCATTTATTTCTAATGCCTGTTGCCACACTTCTTGTGTTACTGTTACTTTTGGTTCTTCTACAGTATCAGTATCTAAATACCAACCTAGTAATAATTCGTTGGAGTCTAATTTTCCTATCATTATGTTTTCCTGCCTGTAACTAAAACCCAACCTGTAACATTTGCACCACCATTACCTACTGAAATGCTAGTTGTTCCTATTGAGTGTATTCTAAGATACGCACCACCTGCTGTTTCGGCTACAGCATATGCTCCATAATAGTTATCCATAGCTAGTGGATAAGTTATTGACTGTGTACCTACTGATGATTTTCTTAACCATTGAATAACAAAATTATTGCTAAATTTTATATATCCGTTGGAATTGTTTGAAGCACTAACACTCGATGCTGAAATATCACCACTAAGTCCTGTTAATGCAGAACCATCTATAGCAGGTAAAGCTGCTCCATCTGTTAAAATGTTTCCTGATACAGCAGGTAAATTAATTGCACGTGTACCTGCTTCAGCAGGAACATCTATAGTTATTTGTCCTGAAGTTGATCCTTTAATTACTAATGCCATTAGTCTGCTTCCTCTATTGTGTTACCTGCTTTTACCCATTCTTGTATTAGTTGGTAATCTGTGTTTGATGTGTCTATTGGAACAAAACATTCAGCACCATCTATTGTTGCTTTAATATTGTCTTGTTTATTCAGTTCATTGTTCATGTATTTAGCTTTTGTAACAGTCATAATTCTGCCTCTGCTTTAAAATTAAAAAAGATAAATACACTATTGTTATTACTATTTGCTCTTAATCTACACCCCATATCCGTAATACCTGAATATTGCATAGATGTACTAGTTCCTGATGCGTCCTCTGCTAAAGTAGTCATAGTAGGTGCTGCTCTCATGGTTGTTGGGTGAGCCCAAGAATTTATTACTTTGTTATCAAATCCACCACTAACAATTCCTAATTGGTTCGAAGAATCTCCACCATTATAATAATACCTCTGACATCTCATTAAACTTGTACCTGCATCTTCAAACTGAAAGTCAGGTATGCTGTTAGCATCAAATGTTCCTACTTCCCATTGGACACCTGTTATTAATACTTCGTTAGCTGTATTATCTCCAAGTCCTAAGTTTGTTCCTACAAACCTGTTTGCATCTACACGACTAGCCCATGAGGTTGGTAGCGTACCTGATGTAAAATTACTTCCTGAATCAAAAGCCCAAGATATCATTATTGACCTTGCGTTTGTGTTAGCTAATGCACCTGATGTATCAGCAGGGAAATTACATACATGTTTTTCCCATGTGTTTGCTGATGAGATAGTTACTACTTTACCAACATGTCTGTCGTTAGTTCTATCCCAAAGCTCAACAACATAGTTGCCTGTTTTATTAGATTTAATCCAATATGCAATAGTAGATGTTTTTGCAGCTGATGTTCCTTTTTGTAACACCTGTAAATTTCTACCCTCTATCAATTGCGTTAAATACATGTTATCTCCTGCTGCAGGACTTGCATCTGCTGTTGTGCAATCTATTTTTAAACTGTTACCAAAACCATTTCCAGGATTATCTGTAGAATGAGTAAATGACCATGTACCTAGATTTGAAATATTAATAACAAATCTGTCTGCTGTAGTGTATTTTTCTGCAGTTACACCTGTTTGATTTCCTCGTTGAGCAATTGACATGTCGCCATTAATTATAATCGGTTGTACTCTAGGTCTATCTAAAGCTACTGTGTTATCTGATACTGTACCATGTAATGTTAATGCCATCTAACTCTCCAATGCTGTAATTCTAGCTTCTAATTCTTGTATTGTTTTGACTAACAAAGGTACTAATTTGCTTTGGTCTATACCTTGATAATCAGGTACTGTTTCTGTGCCTGTTTTTACACCATCGCTGTCGAATACATCTTGTACTTTTGTAGCATCTTTTGTTCCTGTTATTGCTTCAGGTACTATGCTTGATACTTCATGTGCAATAAAACCATCTACTGCTGTATTAGTATCATCTATTATCCAATTAAATCTACATGGTTTGAGTTGTTTTAATCTTGTAGTTGCATCAAAAGAATAGTCTACATTTTCTTTCAATCTATAATCAGAAGATGTGTTATATGCAGCATTACTTGCTGTAACTGAAACGCTACCTACAACATTACCTGCTTGTTTATATTCTACGCAAGTACCTGTAGATGTGTTTCTATTAAATATAGCATTTATACCTGCATTGGTCGTGCTTAATGGAAATGTATCTCCGATTCTAGCAAATGTTCCTGAAGTTGCAGTCCAAGGTGCTGAGCTTGTAGTACCAAAATAGACATTACCACTACCATCTATTCTCATTCGTTCTGTTAATCCTGCATAATTTGACCCATTACTAAAGGTAATATTTTGACCACTAGCTCCACCTGATGCAGATGCTATATCCATATTACCTATGTTTCGTACCCAAGCATCAGCAACTGAAGTTTTTAAAAGATGAATTTCAAAATTACCACTATCTTGTAATGATAATTTGTAACTAGGACTTGTAGTTCCTATCCCTACTTTGCCATCACTTGCCATGTGTACTTTAGTTGAAGCATCAATCTGTAGGTCTATTTCCCCACTTGTATCAGAGGTAATCTTTAATCCATCTGATGTATCTGCATTAAGTTTACATGTCATAGTATTACCCACCTTTGTCCACTTGAAATTGTTACTGTAACGCCACTCGCTATAGTCATTGGTCCTACACTAAATCCATTAGAACCTGATGCTATTGTATGATTGGTTGTTACATCATCTTTGTTCTCATAAATAGCTCCTCCAGCTGAAGCTCCACCACCGATTGAACCCCAAGCACTACCATCGTAGCCCTCGAATCCTGTTGTTGTAGAGTTAAATCTAAACATACCAGTTGCAGGTGAGCCATCTCGTTGAGCTGTTGTACCTACAGGTATTTCGGCACTTCCTGTACTAGCAGTTTCTATAACTACTCCTGTAAGTGATGAACCTGATCCTGAGAATATTGTTGCACCTAATGTGCCTGAACTAGAATTAAATGTTAAGTTACTACCTGACTTAGGACCTAAATCTCCAGTAGCTGCTGTCGAAAACAAAGGAAAACAAGTCGTATCAGATGATTCATCTGCCACAGTTACTGCTGTTGCTATTGCTGCTGTGCCACTTGTGTTTTGATTACCTGCTGAATTAACTCCAGGTAAGTCTATGTTTCCTGTGCCATCGAATGATACTCCACCAATGTTTCGTGCTGTCTGTAACGCAGTTGCTGTCGCTGCATTACCAGTTGTAGAACCTGAACTTCCTGAAGTATTCCCAGTAACATTACCAGTAAGGTTTCCCTCAAATGTGGCAACTAATGTGCCTGTAGCATAACCTGTACCACTTGTGTTTACTGTTGTGGTTGGCTCTACTTGTAAATCTTTAAATAGTTTATATTTGCCTGAATCATTGGCATCTCTAAATAATCCTGAATATAAATCTTGTGAACCTGATGTATCGTATAGACCATAAAAACCTATATCAAGACTATCAGCAGCACTATTGTTTTTTGCTAGTTTAATTAACGGATCTTCAACTTCGAGGTTTGTCGTGTCTACACTTGTTGTTGTGCCGTTTACTGTTAGATTTCCTGCAATAGTTACATCGTCAGGTAATCCGATTGTTGCAGTCGCACCCTCGCTTCCTGATCCTGATACGCTAATTTCATTTGTTGTGCCACTTACAGCAGCAATATAATTACCAGTCGTGTCTGTGCTAAGTGCTACGCTGTTTGCTGCAATCGTTGTCGATAGACTTATATTACCAGTTCCGTCAAATGATACGCCTGAAGCTGTAACATCACCTGCAAGAGAAATTTCTCTGCCAGTAGCTAAAGCTGTTGCAGTTGCTGCGTTTCCTGTTGTACTTCCTGATGTGCCTGAAGTATTGCCTGTAACATTTCCTGTTAAATTCCCAACAAAGCTAGTAGCTGTTAAAGCACCTGTATTAGAATTAAATGCAAGATTACTTCCTGATTTAGGAGGTAGGTCGCCTGTAGCTGCCGTAACAAACAACGGAAAGCATGTAGTATCTGTTGATTCATCTGCTACTGTAATTGTTGTAGGCACATAAGTTGATGACGCTTTGCCATCTAATTGTGTTTGTATTGCAGAACTTACGCCATCTAAATATCCAACTTCTGTTGATGTAACTGCTGATACTGATACATCGCCACTACCATCAGAAACCAATGCTCTTGATGCAGTTAAATCTGCCATCTTAGAAAAAGTTATAGCAGCACTTGCATTAACATCTGCATTTACTATAACGCCACTTCCGATAGCAGCAGTACCTGTTGTGCCTATAGAAATATCTCCTGATATAACTACAGGGTTAAAATTCGTTCCATCAGCTATTAGGGCAGCACCACTTGTGTTTGTTCCCATAGTCAGGTCATCGCCTGTTATAGTTAGGTCTCCACCAATAGTTGCATTACCTGTTGTTGTCAGCGTTCCTGTAGTAAGCGTTGTTGCTGATAAATCAGGCATATTAGCTGCAATATTAGCTAGTGTTACTGATACTGTTGTACTTGATTGGACTATAGGAAATAAAGCTGCACTCGTTGGAGTTGTTATTGCCGATAATTCTGAAATCTTTTTAGTTGCCATCTATTGTATTGTCCAAGTTGTTGAGGGATTAGTTGTATCTTGCCAATCTCCTGTTGATATATCTGTAGAATCTTCTTGTTGTATTGGTTGATTGCTTTCTGTTGCTAAAACAAATAGATTATCTTCTGTTTCTAAATATCCTTGAGCTGTTTCAGAAACTATATTCCACGTTGTTGAGGTAGTCGAAGTACCAGACCAAGTAGTCATTAATATAATCCGTAATCAATTCTTGTTACAGGTGTCGTTCCTGAGTGTCTGTCTCTTTCGTTTGATGTAATTATGTCTTGTTTTGCTCTGTCATAATAAGACTGCCAAACCTGTATTCTTTTATCATTTTGTAAATAAGGTTCTGCTTCTACCAATGAGCCATATAAATAAACATCTGGATGATGTGTAAGCATGTCATTGGTTGTATTCGAATCTGATAAAGCTGCAAAATGCTTGTAATACGACACTTCTATCTCATATACACCATCAGGTAGTGGTCTTATTTCTATATTGTTGCCTTTGATTGTGTACGCTTTAGGCGTTCCTCTTGAACTACCTGCATTTAATCTGTCCATTATTTCTGGTGTAAGAAAATCTAGAGGTGTTTTAGGATCTGTGTTTAGCTTAATGTTACGCATAGCCACATAATCATCAGGTAATGTGTAAAATTCGCTACCTGCTATTGTATTCGTTGTAACTCTCGTTTCCATTCTTCTTATTTTAAAATCTCTTTTGTGCCTTGTTTCTGCAAGTGCAATAAAATCAGGAATAATATCTGTAAGGTCAGTTCTGTCTAACCAACTAGCTATTGCTGTTTTGAGTCCTGCATAATTAGATATTGCCATTATATTATCCTAGATGTTGTCTTTAAGTACCTGTAATCAGGACTGTTTAATAATTTTCTAACTGCTTCTTTGTGGTTTTTGTCGTATAAATCTACGCCAAACTTTTCTTTCCACTCATAATAAATTGTAACAGGAATCCTAGCAGATAAGCGAAATTCATCTCTTATACTGTGATCTTCCTGTTGCAATCTTTTGTTGTTATCAAGTAGTTTAGTTAAATCAGGCGACCTGTGATTGATTGCCCATTCACCTGAATGTTCTGAAAATAAAAATGTTTGACCATCTCCCAACTTTCTTTTCATTCACTAAGTTCCTCAATAAATACATTAGCTGTGCTACTCGCAATAATAGCTGCAAGTTTATCAGCGTTATCTACCTTGAATGTTTTAGGTTCATTTGCTACCAATCTTATACCTGTGGTTACTGCTGCTGTTGGAGCTTTGCCGAAAGCAATAAATACTCCTGTAGTATCAGCAGTACATCTAACATACACTACGCCATCTGTAAAAGCATCGCTTCTTTGTGTACCTGTTTGATTTACAGTTCTTGTTTGGTTTTTTATAACCCTTTGTCCAAAACTCCAACTACTCATGCTTATCTCCTAATT